TAGAATCAAATGGTTTGAAAACAATAGGTAAAAATTTGCATGGATTCATTTCAAATGGTGACGATATGATTTTTTCAGAGTATAATTTATTCACCACCACAGGCAGACCAAGTAATAGATTTGGTGGTGTTAATTTTGCCGCTCTAAACAAAAGCGATGGTAGTAGAAAACATTTTATAAGTAGATTTGAAGATGGGGTTTTATTAGAATTTGATTTTGATGCTTATCACTTAAGGTTGATAGCTGATAGGATAGGGTATAAGTTTCCAAATGGTTCGGTTCATAGTCATATGGCTGAATTATATAATGTTGATTACGATGAGGCTAAAGCATTATCATTTAAATATTTGTATGGATTTATACCACCTGAGATTGCACAGATGAACAAATACTTTAGTAAGGTGCATGATTACATAGAAAAAATTTGGATTAAGTATAATAACGATGATTTTTTGGAAAGTGATATTTATAATAGACGAATATCGAAGAATAATTTGTCTAATATGAACAAAAATAAATTGTTCAATTATTACATTCAGTTATTAGAGACTGAGACAAATATGAAAGTATTAAGTTCTTTAGTACCAGCTATGAAGAATTATAAATCTAAATTAGTATTGTACAGTTATGATTCTTTTTTGCTTGACTTTTGTATAAAAGATGGTTTAAGTTCCATCAAAGAAATTAAAGACATTATTGAGCAAAATGGTAGATATCCAACAAAGGTAAGTTGGGGTAAGGACTACGATAGTATGGTTGATATAACAGAAAAATTTATGGAATAATTTATGAAATTGAACATAAAAAAGATAATTGAAGAGTGGGATAAAGCAGTAAATTCCTCTTATCCTGATATCAATAATTCGGCTCATTTAATTAAATTGACTGAGGTTATGATTAAAATTGGTTATGATTCTAAATTTGTGCATGAATATGTTGATTCACTATCTGAGGATTTAGATGCGGTTTTAAAAAGTAAA